AACTGCCATAATGCAATCCTCCTATTTTAAATGTCTACGAAATCCTCAAAGAGACTTATTGAATCATTTACATGACCCGTCTCTTGAAGACGCTTCATTTGAGCAGTACGTTTTTGTTTTTTGTTGCCATCTTTAGTAGAACCCTTTCCCGCCCGGACTAATCTAGGTTTATTCTTTAACTTCTTTTTGCCTATATCAGAAGACTGCAAATTATCAAATTGCATGGCTTTATGTAAGACAATTAATGACCTGTGGTCTACCAGACTACTTAATTCCTCTTCGGTGAATCCCTGCATAGAGGCGTATTCACGTATAGAAGCGGATATGTTTGCTTGCGTTTCTGGAGCGGACCATTCAGGCATTTTTTCGGCTAAAGCTTGATGCTCATCCCTTAATGTCTGGGCTTGTAAAACATTGTTCTCTTGGGTAACTCTTTCCAAAGCGCGTTGTTGCTCAACGTGCATTTGCTGTATCCTGTCTTGAGCAGTCCTAAATTCCTCCCGCTTCATCACATACTGAGCGGGATCAGTGACCTTTAGTTCTTCCCAATTGGTGTTGGCAAATGAATCCATTGCACCCATGGAATTGTTTATAATGTTCTGTAAATGACCAATGTACTGCTGTCGCTCTTCCTGAATCGTCTGCACCTGTGCTTCGTACGACGCTGTTGCTTCGTCAAAGCCTTTACGTTGTTCAGATAAAGCTTGAGTTTTCTTTGTGTAATCTGATTGCCGAGAATATCCTTTTACAAGTTCGCCGAGGGTAACTTCATGCTCTTCGCCATCTATGCGAACAGCGTAAAGTGCCTCTTCGTCATCGCTCTCTTCGTCAGACTCTTCCGACTCGTCCTCTTCAGATTCCTCTTCCAATTCCTCGTCTTCAGAAACCTCATCCAATGATTCGTCTGGTTCTTCCGTGGACTCCTCTTCTTCTGAAGGTTGCTCCTCTTCGCTCTCAGGTGTTTCCTCTTCGGAATCTAATAAGCCAAGAATTGCGTTATGGGCTGCCTCAATACTTTCTTCAGCAGCGATTCGGCCTTGCGGCACGGACGGGGCAGTTTGCGTATCCGCCATTTTAATTTCTCCTTAGATGTATGGGTTTTGCTTCTCCATTATCTTAGCCATGTGTCCGGTTTCTACTATGGACTTTATATGGCCTTCAATATTGTGAAGCAGTCGCAAAGCCAGCCAGATAGATTCTCGCTGGTTTACATCATCAACGCCGGACCCTGTCCAGCGGTCTAATAATTCGATACCTAGTGTGTCAAAAGCCTCTCTAAATAAGTGGTTGTTAAGTAAGCTTTTGGCTTCCTCTTCTCTACTCATGTTGCTCCTATTGCTACTGCACGTTTCTGTTCGCGCTCAAGTTGAAGTTCTGCCACCTTTAACTGGGCATCCACAGCATCTGAAGCCGCTACCTGTTCTATTTTCATCTGTTTAATTTGAACATCGGCTGCTTTTATATCCAACTCTTGTTTCTTTAACTGTAATTCCATTTCAGCCATCTGCTGCTCTGGAGAAGGCCCTTCCTGTTGTGGAGGTTGTTTAGAAGGATCGGTTAGGAAATCATCCACGTTCTGAAACCCCATGTTTTTCACTAAAGCTGCCCCAATGTTGTACATATTCTGAACGCTAACGATGGGCAACCCTCCTTTCATAGCTTCCCCGGCAAACTGGAGCATGGCGCTTAAATGCGCCAACTGCTGGTCTTTGTTCCCGTTGCCCAAAGCAACAGAGACAGTGCAATCGTATTTGTCATTCCATGCGTCTGGCCTTACACTAAGCCACGCATTACGTATCATCACCACTCTTTCCTTATCTTGGTATTTAAGTAAAAGTTCGTAAATACGCATCATAAGGGCTTTAACGCCTGTTTCAGCAAAGTTTCTAGCTATAAGTTCAACCCTGCTTTGAGCCGCAGTCATAACAGCGTTAACAGCCGTTGCAGTGGTGTGCGAAGTAAGCGCATTCTCATCTAACCCCTGAGACATTTTAGATACGCCAGCTCTGGACTCTCTAACACTATCCAAGTATTCCAGCATCTGGAAACTATAGGGTTCTAACGGAGGGGTAACTAGCGGCGTTACGGCATTAGGCGATTTAACCCGCACCACACCGCCCGGTCTTTGCGTTAGCAAATCATCCAAATTCGCTTGACCCTCAAGAACTGCGTACCTACCAAAGTTCTGGTTGTACATATTGTCCATGAGATTCCGCATCAATGTACTCTTCATCAGTTGAAGATCCATTACTAAATCAGCAACCGATAAACCGAAAAACTTATGGGGTATCTTTATAGGGGTGATGCTTACAAACGGGTAGCTGTCAACCGCTTCGTTAGCCAACACTTTACTTCCGACAGTGCATACTTTACGAGTTTCAGCTATGCCATCACCGTCATAGTCTATTTTTAAAAAGCTTTCGTGGAGCCAGTAATTATTTAGGGATTCATCTTCACCGCCACCACTACCCCATCCACCCCAATACTTGGCAGACTCGTCAAACTCGTACCTAGACAATCGTTCCATCGAATATTCCTCTTCGCTGAAACCGCTGCCTAATTCCCCAGCTTCTAGGTCTTCGTTTGGGTACATCTCGCGGAGATCAGATAAGCTTTTCTGTACTCTATGACAAACAAATCTAGCATCGTCTATAGATTTCGATTCCCTTGATATAAGAAACTCATCAGGCGGGACATTCTCTATCTTTATTTTTCCACCAGTATTTGTTCTTAGGATTACTACGTCGTGTAATCCGGTTTCTTCGTAAGCAGTATGCTCCACTACTTCCACCTCCGGGCTTTGGAGTAACGCTTGAAGTTCCATCTCCCCAAGATCGTGATACTCTTCCCGTTCCGCCTCTCCGTATTCTTCCCACCATACTTTCACTATCCCGTTTTTTTGCATTAAAGCGTCGGTGAACCACGAATAAAGTATTTCCCAGCCTTCATTGTCTTTAGTGAAGACATAATTGACGTAATCAGTAGCTTGTTTAGCCATTTCAACATCTTCTGGCCCGTGAGGGCTGAACTTAACCATCTCATCACCAGAGGCGAAAATACGCATTAGAGAGGGTTTTATCCACTCTATGGTGTCTTGAACAGTTGAGTCTACGTATTGGCTTCGGCCTTCCACCTCATTTCCAAAAGGAAGAGAATAGTAGTAGTCCATAGCCATTTCACGCTGCTTTGAAATGGTGTCCCCATAGCCTAAAGAATCGGTTATTTCCCCACGTATTCTAGTTACTAGTTCTTCGTCGGATAGTTTAGCCATTAAATAATTCCATATTGCTTATACTCTAAGTCCTTTGTCCAAGTAGGGTCTTCTCCAGATACGGCAAATCTTTTGGATTGAAATGCATACCGCGTAGCACTCAATAAATCGTCTCTAATAGGCACGATTTTGTTGTCTTTTCTATGGTACATCCTAAACTCCTCAAACCAATCAGACAGGGTGGAAAATACTCTGAATTTACCGTTTTCCATTGACTGAACCATAGCCATAATTCCTTCCTCTACGCTATTAGAGCCAGAGACTTTCCCTAATGCTGGAGGGTTGGTAAAGTGATCCAGAAGGAAATTACACCCTAGCCCTCTATACTGGTCAGCTAGTCCGGGATTACCCATGCTATCCCGTCTATTACCGTCATGCGGGTAGGCTATAGGTATGAAGAAAGGCCGTCTACGGATAGCTTCCGCATGTGCAGCAGGAGAAGCCTTAGACTCTCTGTGGCAGTCATACACGTAAAAAGTATCCGTATCGTTGTCTATAGCACACCACACTACCGCTGTTGGATGATCCCAGCCAAAGTCTATCGCTGCGATTCTAGGCCAATGCTCTTCTATTGGGAATGGGTCTATTATTATCTTCTCGTCCATTATCGGAAACACCAATCCAGAACCCAAGGAAGGCCGACCATAACGCCTCATCTCCCTTTCGTGGGGAGAATAACTGGATAGAATCTGCTCCATTACAACTTCTGATAAGTGGCCTTGTTTTCCCTCCATGGATCGGATGCGTTCAGACGCATCGTCCCAAGTCGCGTTAGTCAAGGACTGTCCCGGCTTCAGGTTATTAACGAAGCTTGCTACTGTCTCTGTCATGCCCGATTCAGGAGTAAACGTCATGTATACCATGCCACGCTTATCCAGAGTTCTTGTCACCGCTTGTGAGTAGATATCTCTTGAAGGCTCTTCATCCAGCCATATGCAATCAACTGA